CAATCGCAGTGGCAATGTCCGCAACTTCTGGACCGGACATATTCTCAAAATTCAGGTCTCAGAACGTGGGTCTATCCAGGTGAAGCTCTACGACGCACCGAACAAGCTTTATGTCTCCAGGTCCGTTCGTCGTCTTCTTAAGGACGCTTTTGGTGTCACCATGTCTACAGACGAACTTCTCGTCAGTCTTAGTGAACGGTTTAAGAGTGTCTGTTGATCAAATCGACGACAAGACCTTCCATCGTCTACGCTGTATAACGTGCGACGAACATCTCCTTGTTGAGAAGGGATGGATCTGGAACAAGGAGAACCAACAGCATGACCAAGTTATATTTACATCAGAAAGCTGCCCTGGAAAAGCTAAAAAACGGTTCAATCCTTTGGGGCGGAGTTGGCTCTGGTAAGTCCGTTGTGGCGATGGCGTATTATGACAGGTACGAGAGGCCTAAAGACGTATACGTCATCACCACAGCCAAAAAACGACAATCACTTGACTGGATGAGGGAAGCTGCGAACATAGCTATTGGAACGGAACGACTTAACCCAAACGATGGCGTGATTGTGGTCGACTCTTGGAACAATATTATGAAGTATGAAGAAGTGGAGAATGCTTTCTTCATATTTGATGAGCAGCGTCTTGTTGGTAATGGTGCTTGGGTTAAGTCGTTCCTCAAGATTGCGAAGAGAAATACGTGGCTTCTACTTAGCGCTACTCCTGGTGACACGTGGTCAGATTATATTCCAGTGTTCCTCGCTCACGGTTACTATAAGAATCGAACGGAGTTCTCGCGGCGTCATATCGTTTACAACCGATTTGCTAAATACCCAAAGATTGATCGCTATGTTGATACGGGGCATCTCGTCGCACTACGAAACAAGATCTTAGTGTATATGCCTTATGAGCGTCATACTCGACGTATTGTGTCTACAGTGCCTGTTAAGTACGACAAGGAGCTCTATGAGACGATAGTTCGGAAGAGGTGGAACCCATTCGAGGAACGCCCGATTAAGGACGTCAGCGAGCTTTTCGTACTCATGCGCAAGGTGGTGAACAGCGATCCCTCGAGGTTCTTGAAGGTTCGTGAGTTGTTGGAGAAGCACCCCCGGCTGATCATATTTTACAACTTCAATTACGAGCTTGAGACGCTTCGCAATCTTGCGGAGGACGTGCCGTTGGCTGAATGGAACGGCCACAAGCACGAGGAGTTGCCTGAGGGAGATCGGTGGGTATATCTTGTACAGTATACGGCCGGCGCTGAGGGATGGAATTGTACGACTACTAATTCAATCATATTCTACTCTTTGAATTACTCGTACAAGCTTTTCGAGCAAGCTCAAGGGAGGATTGACCGACTCAATACCGAGTACACAAACCTCTACTACTATATTTTTAGGTCTTCCGCAGGCATCGATACGGCGATTTGGAAGGCTTTGGGCGAGAAGAGAGACTTCAACGAGAAGGACATCAAGGTCTAGTTTTGTAGTTTCTGGCCAAAAAAGTGGGCAGGGATTTCAAAAGTGGTCAAAAAAGTGGGCAGAGTTTTGACCAACTCTGATTCACTTTTTACCAATTTTAGGCCCAAAAAGGGCTGTTTCTGGTAATATTAACTCCAAAAAGTGGGTCTTTGTATTACTTGAGGTAGTTTTTTGGTCAAAACTGGTCAAAACTGAGCTAAAAACTTTCCCTAGAATAGACCCCTTAATATTACCAATATAGTAATATTAAGTATATGTTATAGAGAAAGTTTTCAAAAGTGGGTTCAAAAGTGGGTTTTTGACCAAAAGTGGGCAAAATGCTCGATTGGAGGTGGTTTATGGTAGAATGGCGTATTATAGACGAGTTTCCAGATTACGAGGTAAGCGACGAAGGACAAGTACGCAATATCTCGACACAACAGATGCTTGGTATATTTGATAATGGTAATGGCGTGCTACAGGTGGTGTTGACCAAGAACAAGAAGAAATGGGCAAGAGCTGTTCATAGGTTGGTTGCAAATGCATTTCTGGACTTGCCGCCAGACGGGTACGTTCCTATATTTTTGGATGGGGATCGTACCAACCTATCCGCAAGTAATCTTGAATGGAAACCTAGATGGTTTGCAGTGAAGAGGACACTGCAAGCCAAGCGTGTTATTCCAATGGACGATCGTCCGATCATCATGCTCAAGACAGAGGAGATATATCCTAACGCCCTAGAGTGTGCTAAAGCTATTGGCGGTCTAGAAGAGTTGGTTCTAATTACTGCACAGAATCGTCACGGGGCTACATACATGGGAAGTCAGTTTGAATTCTACTACGATTACTACGAGTAATACAAAGGCTTACGAAAAACATCGATTATAATAGAAGGAGTAGTATGTGACTAAACACATTATTATTTTCTCTTTAAAGGGAGGTAGCCTTGTCAGATCTAGAGAGCCAATTCCAGTCCGGTCTGATTAAAAAGATCAAACTGTTATTTCCTGGCTCTGTCGTTCTCAAGAATGACTCAGGCTATATTCAAGGCATCCCGGATCTTCTTATTTTGTTTGAAGATTGCTGGGCAGCATTGGAAGTCAAGCGAGATAAAGACTCCAAACGACAGCCTAACCAAGAGTATTACGTTGACTTGTTCAATCGTATGTCTTTTGCAGCCTTTATTTATCCCGAAAACGAAGAGGAAGTTCTCCATGCGCTTCAACAAACATTTCGATCTAGAAGGTAAGCACGCTTTCTTAGGAGCCAGTAAGTACAGCTGGACCAACTACACAGACGAGAAGTTGGAAGCAGCTTTTCGTCTCGCCATGGCTGCGCAGAGAGGTACTGAACTTCATGCCTTTGCCAACGAGGCAATTCGTTTAGGCATCAAACTGCCTAGAACCACGAAGACCATCAATCTCTATGTGAACGATGCAATCGGTTATAGAATGGTTACAGAGCAAGTTCTGTTTTACTCAGATAATGCTTTTGGAACTGCCGACGCCATATCCTTTAGGAAGAATTTTCTTCGGATTCATGACCTAAAGACTGGCGTACGCCCCACCACGGAAAGACAGCTCGAGGTCTACGAGGCGTTATTCTGTTTGGAGTATGGGGTTAAGCCTCATGCGATTGATGCAGAGCTTCGAATTTACCAAAACGATGAAGTTAGGGTATTCATTCCGAACCCAGATGACATCGCTCACATCATGGACAAGATTGTTACTTTCGACAACCGCATTCAAGAACTGAAGGCTGAGGCTGAGTAATGACAGAAGAAGAACTTTCTCACTATGGCGTTCTCCGTCGTTCTGGCCGATATCCTTGGGGCAGCGGCGACAATGCATACCAGAACAACCAGAACTTTCTCAGCTATGTGAAGGATCTTCAGGACAAAGGACTATCGGAATCCGAAATTGCAAAGGGTCTTGGTATCACTACCACAGAGCTTCGAGCTGAGAAGTCGATTGCAAAAAATGAAGTGAAGAAGCAGAACCAAATTGATGCTCTTCGCTACAAAGAAAAAGGTATGTCCAACACTGCTATCAGTGAAAAAATGGGAATTCCTGAATCCTCGGTTCGCGCCATGCTTAAGCCTGCCGCCGTCGAGAAGGCAAATAGCCTTGAGGTGACTTCGTCATATTTGAAGGAGCTTGTTGACGAACAAGGCTACATTGATGTTGGTACCGGCGTTAACCTACACCTCAACATTAGCGACACCAAGCTTCGAACTGCGCTTGCCAAGCTTGCCGATGAAGGATATGTCACTCACACTGTTCCTGTCGAGCAGGTTGGTACGGGGCTTATGACCAAGGTCAAGGTTCTCTGTCCTCCAGGTTCAGAATGGAAGGATGCGGCACAGGCTGCTAGAAACAATGAGATTCGTCACGTCAATGCATTTTCTGAAGACGGGGGCAAGTCTTTCATGTTTATTCAGCCTCCTTTGTCAGTGAGCTCTGCTCGAATTGGAATTAAGTACGCTGAAGACGGCGGTGCTGACGCGGATGGCGTTATTTATGTGCGCCCCGGAGTAGAAGATATTTCTCTCGGAAAGGCACGGTACGCGCAGGTTCGTATTGCAGTCGATGGAACACACTACCTCAAGGGGATGGCAATCTACAAAGATGATCTTCCCAAAGGTGTGGATCTTCTGTTCCATACAAACAAGAGCAACACAGGTAATAAGCTCGACGCTATGAAGGCGATGAAAGACGATCCTCAAAACCCGTTCGGGTCTACGGTTCGTCAAATTCTTCGTCCAACTAAAGACGGCAAAACCGAAGTCGTTTCGGCGATGAACATTGTGAACGAAGAAGGAGTTGATTGGGATAACTGGTCCCGTACCCTTTCCTCTCAGGTTCTTTCCAAGCAGAAGCCCGCTTTGGCTAAGCAGCAGCTTGCTATTGCGTATGATATCAAGCGCGCCGAGTATGATGAGATCATGTCTCTGACCAACCCGGCAGTTCGAAGGAGGCTACTCGCTGCCTTTGCCGATGATGTTGATGCTTCTGCTGTGCATTTGAAAGCCGCAGCTCTTCCAAGACAGAAGACTCATGTTATTTTGCCGATTAATTCAATGAAAGAAACTGAGATCTACGCGCCCAACTACAACAATGGTGAGCGTGTTGCGCTTATTCGGTTCCCTCACGGAGGCAAATTTGAGATCCCAGAGCTGACGGTAAACAATAAAAACCCCGAAGCGAAGAAGATTCTTGGAAACGCGCCGGATGCTGTTGGTATTCACTCTAAAGTGGCCCAACGTCTCTCTGGGGCAGACTTCGACGGAGATACTGTTCTGGTTATTCCGAACAAAAATGGGCTTATAAAAACATCCCCCCCTCTCGAAGCATTGAAAGGTTTTGATCCGCAAATATATAAAAACCCCTCCCTTCCAAAAATGACGCCTCGTACCAAGGGGCATCAAATGGGGTTGGTTTCAAACCTGATCACGGATATGACAATCAAGGGTGCTTCCGACAGCGAACTTGCTCGCGCGGTTCGTCACAGCATGGTTGTCATTGACGCTGAAAAACATAGCCTCGATTACAAGAAGTCTGCTATTGATCACGGAATTCCGGCTTTGATGGAAAAATATCAAGGCAAGAAAACCGGTGGTGCTAGCACGCTTATTTCAAAGGCCAAGTCTCAAACTCGAGTTCCAGAAAGAAAGCTTCGTCCTGCATCTAAGGGCGGCCCGATTGATCCTGAAACTGGAAAGTTGGTTTACGAATATACAGGTCGTACCAAAACAACCAAGTCAGGAAAGGTTGTGCCCAGAACAACCCGTTCCACTAAGCTTGCAGAAACCGACGACGCATTTACGCTGTCGTCTGGACTTCCTATGGAAAACGTGTATGCTGCGCACTCTAACCGCCTTAAGGCGCTTGCAAACGAGGCACGTAAGTCGCTGTATACAACCCCCTCCATTGTGAGAAATCCCTCTGCTGCTAAGGTCTACTCGAAGGAAGTCGATTCCCTCACGGCTAAATTGAACGCCGCCCTTAAAAACAAGCCCCTTGAAAGGCAGGCCCAGTTGATAGCCCAGGCTACAATTAGGGCCAAGGTCCAAGCAAACCCCGGCATGGAAGCAGACGACCTTAAAAAGGTCAAATCCCAAGCATTGGCTGCTGCTAGGGCAAGAACAAGTCCTGAAGGACGTCTTAGGGTAGACATTACCCCACGTGAATGGGAGGCTATTCAGGCAGGCGCTATCAGTAACAACAAGCTAAACCAGATCCTTAGTGAGGCGGACCTGGACAAGGTAAAGCAATTGGCTACACCTAGGCTTGCTACAGTGATGACTGCACCTACCTTAGCTAGAGCACGTAACATGGCTAGTGCTGGATATACCCAGGCAGAGATTGCTGAAGCCCTAGGCATACCAGTAAGCACACTAAGTGATGGATTGAGAAGGGAAGAATAATGGCTGAGCACATGCTTACTACTGTTGACAATCCCTACAATCCATTCACGCAGTTTGATGATTGGTACTCTTGGGATGAAGCAGCCGGCTACCACACGATGTCGTTCCTTGCAAGGATTGTCAAGACTTCTGAAGCACTTTCACAAGCTGATCAGGACCTGGCAATGGAAGAAGGTATCGACGAAATCGTTAAGGAGAATGTCCTGGGGCTTTATAGAAAGGTCACCTTGGAAGAAGCAGAGAATTTTGCAACTTCCTGAGGAGGGTTAAGGCATAAGGGGGAGGGGTCTCGCAAAAATCACCCCCCTTATGCAT